CGCTGCACTTGCGCCAGCGACTGATCGATCAGCGTGCTCTTGCCGACGCCCTCCCATGACGCGCACTCACTCACGCGTCCGATCGGCCATCCTCCGCGCGGCCCGCCGATGAGCTTGTCAATCGCGAGGTTGCCCGTGCTCACGAACTCATCGATCGGCGTGTCGAGCCCATCACGTCCGAAGAAGCCGAATGCATCGTCGTCCTTCGGATTGAGCTTCCTCAGCTCTTCAAGAAACCGATCCGCATCACTCTTCACCATCTTCTTCGGCGTGCTCTTCTTCGGAGCACTCACACTGCGGGGCTTGCGCTGCATCTTCTCTCCGCCGATCAATCACTAGAAACGAACGCGCACGACTCGCCGCGCCATCCGCAAACGGACAACGAGTCGTGCACGAGATGGAGGTAGATCAGAACGGCGCCTCGTCGCCCGCGGCGATCGCCTTCTCGATCTGCTCAGGAGTCAGCGCACCGGAGTTACCAGCGGGAGGAGCGGGAGGAGCCACCAGACCTCCGACCGGTCCGTCCGGCATCGGGGGCAGATCGGGCAACGCGGGCAGAGGCGGCAGCCCCGGCGGCGGTGCCGCCGCGACACCCGGAGGCAGGAACGGCGGAGGTACCACGGCGCCGCTCGCGAGACCGGGCGCGACGGGCGGCGGCAGCTCCGGGAGCGACGGCGGCGGCGCGTAGCCGGGCACGGGAACGCTCGCGACGGGCGGCGGGGGCGGCGGCCCGCCAGGCGGCATGGCGAGCATGGCGGGCATGGCGGGCATGGCTCCAGGAGGCGCGTAGACGCCCTGAGGGGGCGCAGCGGGCACGGGCGGCGGAGCAGCGGGCACGGGCGGAGCAGCGGGCACGGGCGGAGCAGCGGGCACGGGCGGGGGCACGGGCGGGCTCGCGGGGCGCACCTGCCCCGTCGTCCGGTTGTACTCGTACGCCGGGTTGCTCGGATGCGCGACCCACTGCCCGATACTCGGAGGCACCACGGGCACGCTCGGAATCGAATACATCTTCACGAGACCAAAGCGTTCGCGGATCTTCTGAGCGATCTTGCCCATCTCCTCCTTCGGGCGGATGCGGATGCACTGCTCACGCAGGTCATAGAGGTTGCCCAGCACGCTGCGCAGTTGCGGATCGAGCGGCGTCGGCCCGGTCATGTCAGGCACCGCGTCATACTCGACGTTCATCGGGTACGAGCCGCGCGAAGAGCGCTTCTTGATCAACCGCACATTCAACCCGCGGTCGGGATGCGTGAGCGTCCGCGCCTCGCAGACGAGATTCAGCAGCTTGCGCCCGAGCGTCGGAGGCATCGTCAGGATGCCCGGCTGGACGATCCAAAGCACCTGCCCGGTCTGCGGATCGATGACGGGCTGCCCGTCGCGCGTGTACTGCTTGAAGTGCTTCGCAGGCTCGTCGAGATGCAGGCCCTGCCAGTAGTGGCGTTCCTGCGCCTTCGCATCAGAACCGAAGTCGTTCGCCTCTTTGTTGTCGCTCGTGCTGCACTCACTGATCGCGGCGCAGATGTCGCAATCGCCGAGCCCGCGCGACTTGTGCGCCTCGTAGCACTCGGGGAAGAACCACTGGCTCTTCCAGTTCGGCTGCCACCGAGGATCCATCTCCGCGTAAAGCCGGTGGCGCGCGCCGATGACCCACGCAGCCTTTTCGATGGGCGACCACGGCGGAAGCAACCGGACCATCATCTTGACCTCGCTGCCGACCTCCTTCGGAAGCTCGGGAAAGTCGAGGTAGATGACCTCTTCGTCTCGTCGGTTGCCGCGCGCAGCACGCTCCGCTTCGTGCTTCGCGAGATTCGGATCGATCTCACCGTAGCTCGGCGCAGGAAGACCCACGAACTGCGCCGCGACTGCGGGTGCCGACTGCATCTGCCGCATGTCACTCGGGTTCGCGGGATCGTACTCCCACCCCGGCGCGCTCGGATGCGGCACGTACTGCGCAGGCGGCGGTGCGGGCGGCAGTGCGGCGGGGTTCACCTGCACCATCTCCGCGGTTTGCGGATTGTAGAAGAAGCCCGGCGCGTTCGGGTGAGCGAGCCATCCGGCGGGCGCGGCGGGAACAACCTTGTAGCTCATCTTCTTGTCTCCTCTTTTCTCGTCGTCGTTTTCTCGTCGTCGCGTGGTCACGTCTTGCGTGGTGTGCGCATGCTCGTGGTCGAGGTCGGCATCGGAGGCACGACAGGCGAACCCGCCAGCGTGTCGAGCGCGGCGGCTGCGCGCTCGGAGAGATCCTCGCTCATCCAGTCGCTCTCACGTTCTCCCGCGCTCGCACGATCCTCGACCCGCTTCGCACGGAAGTCGCCCGCAAGCATGCGCGATTGCGCGTCCACCATCTTCGCCTTCAACTGGAAGGCGTTCATGGCATCCTCGAACAGATCGGAGAGCGTCTTGTAGTACGCGCTCACCGCGGCGCGCCGCTCGTAGTCGGGATGCGTGCGATACGCCTCCGCGGCTTCATCGTTCGTGAGCTTCTTGTCGCTCTTTCTCCGAGCTTCGGCGGAGACCTCCGCCTTCCACCTCACGAAGTCACGTTCCGCGTGCGCACTCGCGCGCTCGCATGCACGGCGGGCACGAGCCATCTCCATGTACATCGCCGCCAGCCACTGCGAGTCGAGCACGAGGTTCGGCGTGTCGATCACGAGCATGCCCAGTAAATTCTCGCGCTCGATCCTCACCTCGTTTCCGGTGATGGGATCGTGGATCGTGCAAACCACCGGCATGTTCAGCCGGAGCCTCTTCACGACCTCACCCATCGACGCGTAGACGGCACCCATGCTCATCGCCGCACCCTCCCATCCGATCGCGCGCACGTGAGAGCGCGCCTCAAAAGATCGATCATCCGCTCATGCGTGTTCATGCGTCCTTACCCTCTATACCCGATGCGTCACGCGTAACGCCACGACGTAGGCTCAAGGATGGCTTCCCTCTTGGCTTCCCACGTCGTCGTCGTGATCGCGCAATTCGCGCGCACGGGCACACCACCACGCTCGAACATCGGCCAGTTCGTCGTGATCTGCATGATGCCGTGCAGGAGAACGGCAGCATGCCGCTCCGGCACCTCGTACACGATCTCATCGTGGATTGTCTGAATGACGAGCGCTTCAGGGCACGCGGCGCGAAGCCACATCTTCGCGCGGATCAAGACCTCCTTCATGAGGTCAGCCGCAGTACCAGAAACGATCGAACTCATCATCATGCGTTCACCGCGCGCGCGGATCCACTTCTCCTTCGCGCCAATCTCGACGATCCGGCGCGGTCGGCCGAACGGCGACACGAACATGATCTCGGGGTGCGCAAGCATCTGGCGCGCGAGATCATCGCGAAAGCGCTGGATGCCGTGATACTTCTTGAAGAACGCATCGAGATAGACCTTCGCGCGCTTCTTCGTACCCTCGGGATCCTTCGCGTAACCCTTCATCCGCTTCGCGAGCCCATGCTCGGTCATGCCGTACGAGTTCCCGAAGTTCACCTGCTTCGCGACATCACGATCACCGCCGGTTACCTCATCACTCGTGATCTTGTGTACATCGAGATCATTCGCGTAGCAGTAGAGCAGCGTCGGATCGCGTGAAAGCCACGCGAGGATGCGCAACTCGATCTGCGAAAAGTCGATGTACGCGCGCACGTAGCCAGGGCGGACGGGAAAGTAGCGACGCACCGAGAGTGAGTGCTCAGGCCCAGCACTCACACCAGAATCGAAGATGTCACCTTCCGCGCGCGCTTGAATGCACTTCTTGCATCCGCACGTGTGCAGATGGACGGGCTTCTTCGCGATGTTTTGAATATTCGGATCAGCAGACGAAAGGCGCCCCGTCACAGGCACGCCACCTTCCTCGCGTTGCTCTAACTGGTTGTAGACTGGATGCAGACATCCAGTCTCGGGCGAGTAGTAGCGGAGAAACGCGCTCGTGTACGTCGTCGCGATCTTCCTCGCACGAGCTTCGCCGGAGAGCGCGAGAATGAGCGGACGGTGCTGGGGGTACTTCGCCGCCAGGATCTCTCGCACCTCCTTGTCCACGGCGCAGTGCTTCAGATCAGGCCGATAGTCGTTGCCGCCATCACGCGCGTCGCGCTGCGCACGCTCGCCGCTCTTCGTGAGCTTCGGTGGCTCCATCTTCAGATGGTTGAAGAAGAGATCGCGCAGCGTGTTGTCATTGATCTCGAACTCGCAGCCGAGCATACGCCTGACCTGCGCGCGGTAGTATTCGACCTCCGCACTCGCGACGTGCTGCGCACGTCGCACCTCGTCGGTGTCGAGCGGGAGCCCGTACCACTCCATGTCGTGCAGCGCATCACTCACGCTCTCTTCCCGTGCCGTCAGTTCCGGGAAGGCGCGGCGCGTCCACGCATAGAAGTCGAGCAGCATCGCCGTGTAGAGCACGTCACGGCACGCGTAGCGACCTTCGAGCATGATGGGTACACGCGAATGCCCGAAGCGCTCCAAGTATGTCGGCTCGCCATCACTGTCATCATCTCGGCGTCGATCACGGAACGGGATGCCGAGCCTCGCCGCGTCGCGGCGCATGAAGTCATCGACTTCTTTCTGCTCGGTCTTTGCGCCGTCGATCAGATAACGATCAGCGAGGTTCTTCAACGCAAAGCTCCGCTCGTTCTCATTCGCAGCATTCGCAAGGCGCGCGGTATCCACGATGCGACGCAGGAGACGGATCCCTTCTTTTCGTAAGAACCACTTCTCGAACTTGTCGTTGTGCATCCCGCACTCGCCATCGCGCGAGAAGATGTCCTGCACTGCACGCGCTGCGACCTCGGGAGGCAACTGCTTGATCGTGTGATCGTTGGTGTGGCGGATGGGCACGTACCAGCACGCCACGTAGTCGGGTGCCGGACGCACGGCAAACGCGTGCCCGATGATTCTCGCTCCGAGATGCGGGTTCACGCCGCTCGTCTCGGAGTCATAGACGATTCTCGGCGACGCGCAGAGCACGCTCGCCATCGCCTCTAACTGCGCAGTCGTAGTGACGAGCGTGTTCCGCACCGTCATCACGCCGAGCTTTGTCGAGAGGCGCTCCTGCGCGTTCCATGCCGAGTGAAACGCGACGCCTGGAAGCGTGAGTGTCTCCATCAACTAGCTCGTCTCTGCACGCCCTCAAGACGCGTGCGCAGCACTTCTGGCGCATCGTCGGGATGGAAGTAGATCACGCCACTGGCGATCATGAATGCGTCGTGTGGACCGCGCGTGAGCACGAAGTAACGGCGCGTGCCCGCGTGCCAGTACCACACCTCGAACACCGGCTCGCCTGCGTCGGTCACGCAGACGGGCTCATGATCACGCTCGACCTCGCGTGTGCAGTCGTCGCGCGATAGGTTGACGATCCAACCTCGGGTCATGCTCGAATCTACCCGATGCGCGCACGATCGAAACGACAAAGCCCGCCCGACGGGTGTCGGGCGGGCTTGATCGTGGCCGTTCAGGCGGCCTTCTTCGCCGGCTTCTTCTTCGCGGCCTTCTTCGCCGGCTTCTTCGTGGCCTTCTTCGCGGCCTTCTTCGCCGGCTTCTTCGTGGCCTTCTTCGTGGGAGGCGGCGGGGGCGCCTTCTTCGCCGCCTTCTTCGCCGCCTTCTTCGCGACCTTCTTCGGCTTCTCCACGGGCTTCGCGCTCTTGCCGTGCGCGCCGACGACTGCCGGCTGGCCTTCGCCCTGCTGCGAGTAGACGCCGCCGGGCACACCCCGACCACGGATCTCGGTGCACGAATACGACTGGACGTTGAAGTAGTCGTTGCCGGAGACAGCGCGCTTGCTCGCCCACTGCCCCGCAGCGGAGAGCGACGGGTACGTCACGCCATCCATCACGAAGCCATCCTTCGCGATCTTCACGACGACCTCATCGCCATCACGCTTCTTCCGCACGATTTCCATCCCGATGGCGAGATCGAACGGCTGCCCGAGCTTGATGCGCCCGAGCGCGGCGGCCATCTGCTCACTGTCGAGCGTGCGCGGCTGCGGCAAGAAGCGGTGGTGCCCCTCGGAGTAGATCGCGACGCGCTTCTCCGCGGGGATACGCGTGCGCGACTTCTTCTCGCCCCTCTCCTTCGGCGCCTTCTTCGCGGCCTTCTTCGCGGCCTTCTTCGCCGGCTTCTTCGCGGTCTTCTTCGACTTCTCCTCGTCGCTCATGTTCTCCTCCGTGGAGTTCTCCTCCGCGGTCTCGTCGTCGATCATGTTCTCCTCCTCGTCGTCCTCGTCGTCCTCGTCCTCGCCCTCCTCCTCGTCGCCCTCGTCCTCGGCGTCCTCGGCGTCCTCGTCCTCGGCGTCCTCGTCGTCGTCCTCGTCGTCTTCGTCGTCCTCGTCCTCGGCGTCCTCGCCCTCCTCCTCGTCGTCTTCGTCGTCTTCGTCGGTCTCGTCCTCGCCCTCCTCGATCTCGTCCTCGTCCTCCTCGATCTCGTCCTCGTCCTCCTCGATCTCGTCCTCGTCCTCCTCGATCTCGTCCTCGCCCTCCTCCTCGTCGTCTTCGTAGGGCTGCGTGGTCGAGAGCGAAGCGGGGATCTTCCCGCCGCTTTGCATGAGCGCCGAGCGCTTCTTCATACGCTCGATCGCATCGTCGAAGCTGAGCACGCCCGCCAACACCGCCTTGACTTCGGTGTCCGCGTCGAGCGTGAGCCCGTTCGAGTTCTTCACGCGATCGTTCACCAGGTCACGCAAGCAGGTGAACTTGTCCTGGCACTGATCGCGGCATCCGACGTCGTTCGGGTCGTAGCCGGGACCAGCAGGGAGCGATGCGTGGCACTCGGCCAGTTCTTCCGTCTTCACCACGGGGAGCTTCACGTTCTTCGTCGTCTTCGCCATCTGATCCTCCTCCAGTCGTCTATCTACACGATGAGTTGCCGTCGTCAACATCCGTTGACCGAGCAGCCGAAGTAGCACATCCCGAGCCGTCGAACGCACGCGCTCGACCTCTCCTGCGCTCACGCGCTCGCCACGGGCTCGCGCGGCGCCGATCTTCGCACCGTCAACGAACGCCGCGACGAGCAGCGCCATCTCATTCTTCGAGAGCCGTTCGTCAAGCGCGCGGATGAGTTCGCGCGCCGACGCCGACTCCTCCGGCGGGAGGGTCGGAGCCGCAGTCAAGTCCACGAGCGACAACGACTCTGCATCGTTGCTCACGGGAGCGTCGGCCGATCGCACGGTCATGCGACGCCCCCAGTGGTCGAGCGGGACACGACCTGCCGTGGTCGCATCCCGCTTCAAGTTGACGAGCTTGTTCCTCACCGCGACGGTCACGAAAGCGCGCCCGGTGTTCCGAGTAGCGTCGTGTTTCGTGAGAGCGAGTGAGACCGCGAGACGCGCCTCTTGCGAGAGATCATCGCGATCGTAGCCGGGCACGTAGCCGATGCGACTCACCTCGCGTCGAACGATGTCCTCGAACGACGCGAGACGTGCGCTGGTTGCGGTCAGAGCGAGACGCATTCGACTTCCGTCCGTCCTTCCGTGATCACCGACGCGAAGCTCTCGAACGCGACTTCCATCAGATGCTCGACGGAGTTCGCAACCCAAAACCTCGGGTAGAAGTGCTTCACGGCGTCCGTTTCGATACCAATGCCGTAGACCTCGATCCCAGATGCGATCACGCGCTGCACGCACTCGGTCAAGAACTGCATTCCAACGCGGTCGCTACGCGCACCGACAGGCATGCCGTCGGAGAGCACGAACATCACGCGTCGCTTCTCAGGCCGAAGGGTGAGCCGGCGAGCCTGCCACAACACGGCTTCGCCATCCAAGTTTTCATGGATGCCGTACGCGTACCGAAGGCCGCGCGCGTCATTCACGCCGTAGGGCTTGAAGATGGCATGCACGGGCACGAGCAGCGGCCACTCACGCAACGCATCTTCGGTGGTGGACGCGTGCGCACGACGCGCCGAGAAGCCGCGCGGCGCGTGCACTGCACCTTTCTCCCATCGCCACAACTCGCGAGCAAAGAGATCGGGATCACTGCCGTGTGCGTGAGCCTCGCGCAGCGCTTCGCGCATGCGCGCGAAGTGCGCGTCGAGGTTCTTCATGTCGGCCGTCCACGGATGGAATCTATGATCCGCGCTCGATGCGGTAGTGAAGCCGGTGATCTCATGCTCGATCGAGCACGAAGAGAGCGCGATGTGCAGCGCGTAGGCGACTCGACGCGCGAGGTAGTCGCGCGAGCGCACGCCGCCACGGCGCTCGCTACCCATCGAGCCCGAACAGTCGAGCATGATCGCAACTGTCACGTCGCGATCATCCTCAGCGATCCACTGACGGAAGATAGTATCGACGGGCGCAGCCCCGACGGAGAACTCGCCAAGCAAGTCGAGATCGACCTCGCCTTCGTCGTTGCCCGAGACGGGACGGCGCTCGCGGCGCGCCTTCAGCGCGACCTCGAACGCTTGCGTGAGCGCCGAGCTAGCGATGCGAGCATCCCGCTCGATCACTTCAGGCTCGTCATCGAAGTGTCTGTTCGCTTCGTGTGGCGGCTCATCGTAGAAGTCGCGCACGATGTCAAACTCATGCGAGAAGACACGGTAGACGTCCGAGCCTTCGTAGTGGCGCTCCATGAGTCGCGAGATCGCCTCTTCGGGGTTCACGACGTCGGAGCCCCTCTTCCATGCATCGAGACGAAGCTCGCGCACGGCGCGATACGGATCAACCGTACCACCAGCGGGACCCGTGTCCGCGTCCTCGCCCCTTGCAGACTTGCTGGAGCCCTCGTCGCCCTCGGAGCCGTCCTCGCCCCTTGCAGACTTGCTGGAGCCCTCGTCGCCCTCGGAGCCGTCCTCGGAGCCGTCCTCGCCCCTTGCAGACTTGCTGGAGCCCTCGTCGCCCTCGGAGCCGTCCTCGGGCGGCGGGGGCGGCGGCGGGGGCGGCGGCGGCGGGGGCGGCGGCTCACGGAAGCGCGACCACAAAGCAACCGAGAGCCTGTAGACCGCCTCGCTAGTCGCAAGCGTGTCGAGCGTGTCGAGCCCGTGATGAATCGCCGCACGCAGAAGGTCAGCGACCTCCGGGCGCACGGCCCCAATTTCGGGCAGCGTCACGCTCTTGCGCACGTAGAGCGTCGCCGCGATGCAGAACGCCGACCACACGTCAGCGTGAGCGAAGTTCTGCTGCCACGCCGAATCCTCCCAGAACCATCGATTCTTACGGTGCAGATTCTGCCTGCACCCGATGTACTCTTCGCCCAGAAGCCGTTCGACTCGCCCATCTTCGAGAGCGTTGAAGAGCGCGGCGAGCGCCTCACCGCCCTTCTTCTTCGCGCGCTCCATGATCGAGTGATCGGTGTGGCGCGCATGCCCGCACTCATGATCGAGCAACCCGTGAAGCATCCGCTCCGCGTTCGGCCCGAGATGCGTGTATGTCTCCGCGTTCGGGATCACGACCCGGCCGGGCACGCTGTACGCGCGCGTACCCCGCACCTCGACCTTCAGATCGCGGTCGTACGCGAGAATGCGTCCGAGCCGCTCCATCTCATGCTGCAACGTCATGATGCACCTCCTTTCGCGCGCTTGGCGCGCAACTTCGCAGCGAGCGCGTTGTCGTCGAGCACAGACACATCGCCCGACGCAATTCGTCGGCGCCGCTCTTCTTCTTCGAGCCGTTCGCGCTCGCGCTGCTCTTCGAGCGCGCGAGCCGCCGCTTCAGCCGCCTTGCGCTCTTCCTCGCGCTTGCGCTCTTCCGCGGCGTGTTTCTCCATCCAGTGCAGCGCGAGACCATGCGCGATGCGCGCGTTCGTCACCGTGCCGAACGCATCGGCCTGCGCCGTCGGCGGATAGGCGACGAGTCGCTCATCGCCTTGCTCGACCTGCGTGTACCACTGCGTGAACGCTTTGCGCGCCGCAGACTCGACGGAAAAGACCGACGCCTGCACGCCACCATCGATCAATCCGTCGATCGCGATGCGACCGCGGATCGGTTCGATCGTGCCACGCTCGACGACGAACCACGAATGCGAGCCGAGCGTGAAGCGCGTGAGCGTGATGAGGTGCATCGGTTGCTCCGCCACGAGAGGCTCCCACGAACGAGCCTCGCCACGTGCCCCGACAACCGCATTCGCCATGTCTTTGGCGTAGGTCATGTAGAAGCGCTCGACGCGCGAAACACCAGCATCGAGCTGGCCGAAGCTCTCGACGGGCAGATCAACGAAAAGCCCGCGCTGAACCTGGCCCACGAGCGACGCAACCGAAGGCGCACCGTTCTTCGCGAAGTCGCGCCATCGCCCGAACGCGAAGCGCTGCGCCGGCGCGATCGGCTCCGCCAGCGTATCGAAACGATAGACTTCGATGGGATCGGCATCGGGCTTCGATCTCTTACCGACAATCCTGATCGCCATCGTCACTTCTCCTCTTCGTAGCCGAAGATGCGACGAATCACGCTCCGCGCGACCGACGCATCCGTCGGCGACTCCAACTTGCGCAGCACCGCGAGATCCGCGGCGCGCAACACGTCGTTGTCGAGATCGTGAATCAGACGCGCCCACTGCACGCACCGTCGCGTGCTGAAATCGGCTTTGAACTTCTGATCCTTGCGCAACGCATCGGCGACACGAGCGATGCCCTCAGCGAAGTCGAAGTCGAGTTCGGGCACATTCACACGAATGCGCTCGCGCTCGACATCTTTGCTCGGGTAGTCACACGCGATCACGACGCCGAAGCGATCGACGAACGCCGCGTTCATCGGATTCGTACCGGCGTGCCGAGCACGCGCGCTCGCACGAAAGCCGATCGTGTTGCCCGTCGCGAAGATGCGGAAGTCGGGATGCGCCGTGATCGTCTTCTTCAGTTCGGGAACGTGAAGCTCACGTCGGTCTTCTTCGAAAACGGGCTGAAGAACGAAGAGCACACTCGGCAGCGCCGCATCGATCTCGTCCAGCAACACCCACCAGCCCTGCTCCATCGCTACGGCAAGATCACCGGGCGAGAAGATGAGCGAGAGCACCCCGTCCTGCGACGTCGGCTTCATCATGCCTCGCAAATTCGAAACGCGTGTCTCGCCGTCGCAATTGAACCGCACGAGAGGCATGTTCGTCATCGCCGCGAGCGCACCGATCACGCTCGTCTTGCCGCACCCCGTCGGACCGGTGAGAAGCACGTTCATGTTGCGTCGCACCGCGATCGCGATCTCCTCGCACTGCGCGGAGTCGAAGACGTACGGGCGTGGCTTCGGCACACCCGCTTGCTCATGCGCCGTGACACGCGCGCGAAACGTCGCGCCTCCGATGATGCGATCCTCGTAGCTGATCGACTGCGCGGCATCTTGTAGACCGCGCGGCTTCCTCTTCATGCTCTTGTCCATCGTCTCGTCCTTGAGCTAGGTACTGTTCAGGTTCGTTCATGGCATCGGGCGCGGCGCGCGCCGCGCCTTCAGCGCAGCCAGCTTCGCTTCACGTGCCGCGCGCGCTTTCGCGAGGAACTCTTCGCGTTCACGCCACGGCAGATCGATCGCCGCATCGAGCGTCGAAGTCAGCCACCGGAGCGAAAGAAGCAGCAACTTCGTCTGCCGCCACACCTCGCTCTTCTGCGCAGTGAGATAGTCGGCGCGACGGTAGAAGCGCAGTGCGTTGCGCATCGGCCTCACGAGCCTCGCGATGCGCGAGTAGACGTCGTGCTGCGTCTGCCCGAGCAGCATGATCTCGTGCTCGCGCCGACCGTAGCGACCGTAGTAGCGGAACTCATGCGCGAGGCTTTCGAGTCCCGCGTAGTGCTTCTCCATCTCGACGTGATCGGGATGCTCGTTGCGCCACGCTTCCTTCTTCCACAGAGACATGCACTCGCGCAGGTTGCGTTCGAGGATCGCTCTCGCTTCCTCGCTCGTCTCCGCGCCCCGCACCTTCAGCCCAAAGTTGATGATGCAGTTGCTGCCGACCCACAAATCACCCCCACCAGCGATGTTCTGAAGTCGGAAGTCATACTGCAACTTGTCGCGGTTCGATCCGTCGTCTTTCGAATCGCCTTTGCCGCAGAGGGCACACGACGCGATGCACGCGCCGTGGTTTCGAATGCTCGTGAGCGTCGGCACGAACTCGAATTCGCGCCGCACACGTGCCATAACCTCATCGTCGAGTTTCGCGAAGACGTGTTCGAGATCGCTATCGTTCGCAGCAGAGAGATCGAAGTTGCACTTCTCGATCTCACGAAACGCTCGCTGCTCAGCCAGCGAGAACTCGCGGAAGACCGTCGAGTGCATCAGCAGCACGACAGTCGTGCGGACGTGCTTGTAGTGCAAGCCCGGCCCCTCATGGCCGAACATGCGTGTCTTCGTCGCGCTGCGCGTCTTGCGCTTCGCGATCTCGGGGTTCGCAATCGGCTCGCTCGTCTCGGTCACACTGTTCTTGTCCATCGTCTCATCCTTTCGAGCTACTGTTGTCAGTCGAGAATGAAGACCTCGGCGCTCGCGGCGTGCCCCCACGTCGCACGCTCGTTGCGCGCAACGTCGAACGCGACCGCATGAATCGCTTCCGCCAACGGAAGCTCGACGATGAACGTGCCTCGCTGATCGAAAAGCGCCACCATCACGCTCTTCAGCGGCGCGTTCGGGCGACTCACGTGCAGCGCGAGAAGCCCTTTCGCGATCGACTCAGTGAGCAGCCCACGATGCCGAAGCTTCGTGCTCATCACTCGTCCTCCATCTGCATCTCGATCATGTTCAGCCTCCGATGACGCACGGCCCCATGCCGCACTGACAGTGCTCGATGCGAGATCGATCACTGTCAGTGCGGCGCGAGCCGAAGCTCACGCCGCGCGCGTCAAAGCACTCCGGGAATGGAGAACTTCACGCGTCCTGCCCTCGTCAAGACGAACACGCCGCGGTTCCGCAAGGACTGCCACACGGCATCGGCATCGCCATTCATATGCGACGTGCTCATGCACGCCCGCACGATGCGGTCTGCTTCATTCGCAGTCTCGTGTTCGCCATCTTGCAGATCGGTGAAACTGCGCGCGAGCATCGCCTCGATCTGCTTCTTGGAGCGCTTCGTCTCGATGCGAACGAAGCCGCGAGCTTGCAACGAGCGAATGAGCATGAAGTGCTCGTCGTCGCCCATGTCGACGAGCGAGAGCTTCACGCGGTACTCGACGGGCGCCGAGAACGTGCCGCAGATGTACTCGCTCGGATTGTACAGACGGTTACCGATCTCGAAAGTCGTCTTCTCATACGGCACGCGCGGGTCGCGCACGCGCACGTCGAGACCGATCACACGCTCGAACGCGCGCTCGCTCAGCACGATCGGTTCGCGCGTGTGAGTGTCCGCCGCGAAGCGGACGATGTAACTACGCTCCAACGTTTCAGCGTCAAAACGCTCGGGGTAGCGATCAACGATCGCGAGCTTGTTGTCCCACGCGCCCCAACGCAGCCCGCCGCGCGCACTCGTGTGCGGCGGGAGTTCAGCGAGCCGTACCGTCTGCATCACTGCCGCCCACTGAACGTTTCGGGCTCGGGTCAGCTCGCATGATTGACGATCAGACTCAGCGTCGCAGTCGCGACCGCGACCCACAACGTGAGGCTCTCGGGAGCATCGGCCGCTTCCGCGGCCATGATCTCCCGCGCCACGGCGGCAGCATCAAGGTGCGACGCTCCGCCGCCCACGGCGGCAAGCACCGCATCAACAAGACGCCAGGCGCAACCGACCCCGCACTCATCGAAGAGTTCGACGAGCACGTCCCGGACTTCACCACGCTCCAAAGATGCAGCAACCAATCGGTCCACCCACTGCTGAGGCCAACGTGGGTGGCAGGCGTCTCTGCCGGGTCCCGCGCACACCGGGGGCGGCGAGAGCGGGATGTCAAGCGTGTAGCCACGCTTGACGAGCGAGGCCGCGACGTCTGACGCCACGTGGTGCGCAAGCCACGCGTCTCGCGTACGCGAGAACTCCGCGCGGAGCTGTGCGCGGAGATCGGCGCGGTGGTCGCGACCATCTTCGGGGGCCTGCGGCAAAGTGAGAACTTGTCCTCGCTTCATTTTCTTCTCCTTTCATCCAAAAGTCACTGACACCCATCGTCAGGTCGCGCCTCACGCGACGACGGGCACCGCTCACGCGGTGCCCGTTTCGGGCTCGGGTCAGTTCCGGGTGCGGCGCATCTCAGGCTCTCTGCGCGCCTGCATTCAGTTCGGCGGCCAGAGCCTTGGCCTCCGCCGTCGCGCGCGCGAAAGCGCACCGATCCGTGAGCCCATCGAAGCACCGCTCCCACGTGCGGATGATCTTCACGACCCCGCGGGCACGCTGTGAGATCATCGCTGGCCGTGCACCACGCTCGACTTCGATCACTGCTACACGACCATAACGGCCCCAGCAGTTCGATGGCATCTTCGCACAAGCCGTCATGACGATGTACTCCGTTTCCATCTTCGCCTCCTTCAATACTACTGACGCCCATCGTCAGGTCGCGCCTCACGCGACGACGGGCACCGCTCACGCGGTGCCCGTTTCGGGCTCGGGTCAGTAACGACCGCCCACGTCGCAGCATCCGCAGCACGGCGCATCTTCGCAGATGCCGCGCGGCACGCTCATGTAGCGGTAGCTGCGGCGGTTGTACTGCAACGAGACGATCGAGATGCCGTTACCACGGAAGAGGACTTTCGAAACAACCTCTTCCTTCGTCTCGCCGCTCCGCTTCAGCACGATGATCTTGTCACCAGGATTCACATCTTGCGTGACCTTCGCCCCCCAAGTGTTGTTGCGAAGCTTGATGTAGGTCGCCATGGGTCCTCCGTCGTCCGGCCGAGCCGGCTAGGTAGGAGCGGCACCGCGCCGCTCATGACCATCTAGTAGGTCCGGTCAGGGGGTCGGTTCGCAGGATTCGAGAAAAAAAGATGCGAACCCCAGTTTTCGTGGGGTTTTGCCATCTCTTTTCTTCTCCCCCACCCCATCCCCACCCTGTGGATAACCACCTGCACCTACATGTAGTACATGCTACAGGCGCGGGACCCACGTCACCGCGCGGGTGACGATGCTCGCGTTCTGCTCGCGAGTGAGTGAGCCCGCGTCATAGCCTGGTGGCGGAGCGCAGATCCTCACTTCCGCGTGCGCTGAAAGCTCACGCGCGATCGCTTCAGCGCTCGCCGCTTCGTCCGCCCCGTGATCGAGATAGATGGTGAATCGCTGCGCACGCATTCTCTTCAGTCGTTCGAGCTTCACGGGTCCAGCGACTTTGCCGAGCAGCGCGACCGCGTGCACGCCAACTTTGATCGCGTCGATGGGCCCCTCGCAGATCACGACATGAGGCTCGACACTCGCGCGCTCGTAGTTGAAAAGCACCTCGTGTGCCTGCACATCGTCACTCGATCGGATCAACGGATTGATGCTCTTCACGTAACCAGTACGTGCACGCCACTCGCGCTCTTGCTCTTTCGTGAGACCCGATGGAGGGTCCCACGTCGCACGCGCTTGCCAGTAGACAAGCGTGCCATCCATCCGACACAGAAAGACGATGCGATCTTTCGTTCGACCGGAGCGCCCGAACGCGAGGCCGAACTCGCGCACCATCGGCTCATCGATGCCGCGGCGCGCGAGGTATTCCCACGCGCGAGCGTGAGGCGCGCACGGCACGGTGAGGATCTCGGCACCATCTGGCCATGGCGACTGCGGCAAGCGGCGCACCGCAGGCTTCGGCGGCTCCATCGGCATAAGCGCCGACGAGAGCGCAGCCGCGTTTGAATCGCCGCCGATGTAACGCGAGATGAACCACTGCACCGCGCCAAGCTCATCGAGCTTCAGCACGTCGCGCACGAGCGCGAACGTGTCGAACCCTCGCTTGCACCCCCAGCAGATCCCCGCGCGCTTCTGCGCGTTGAACCGCAGGCGCGATGACGAACAGTGCGGACACGTGAAGAGCCACTCGTGCGACATGGCGGAAAGGCTCTCCTTCCGGCCACCAACGGCGCGCGCAAATGGTGCGATCTGGAACGCCGCGACGGCGCGTTCAAGTCGATCATTCGTCGTCATCACCGTTGCCCTTCTTCCTCTTCCTCCGACCCTCTTCCTTGAACTCGATCTGCTCCGCCGTGACACCGAGCTTCATGCGCTCGATGTCGTTCGTGAGTCGCCAAAGAAAGCCCATCGGGTTGTCGCGATGCATCTCCGCATAGAAGCGTGAGATGCCCTTCTCACGTTCGGCGCGCGTCGAGTTCAGCGAGCCCACGAAGTCCACGATGCGGATCTTCGCGTACGCGTCAGCGATCTTCGCCGCGCGGATCACGTGCTCATGCTCATCCGCATCTTCCTTCGGACGCTGCGTCTGCGAGACCGTATGCGTGACAAGCGACCAGTTCAGCGTGAGTCGCTTCAAATCCCGCGTCGCATCAAGTTGATGCTGCGTCTCGCTATCTACGCGCTTGTTGCGTGAGCGCATGAGATCCACGTAGTCACAGATCAACATCTTCGGCTTGAATCCGCGCGCCGCGAGCGTCTTCAGCTCGCTCTCGATGTCGAGAGCCGTGACGTCCCAATCTGTCATCGCGCGGATCACGAGCAAGCCGCGCAGCCTCCGGTATTCATCGATCATGTCGCGGTAGAGCGACGGCGTGATCGAGCCTTTGCGCACTTCCGTATAGAACTCGCCGGAGAAGCGGGTGTCGTAGCGCGCCTCCGTCTGCTCGCGCTTGCCTTCGAGCTGGATGTGCAGAACGGGCTCGCGGTGCATGCGCAAGCATCGGAATCCCTCGTTGATGAGCCACGTGCTCTTGCCCGCCTTCGCGTAGCCCTGCACGAGCCACACTTCGCCCTCGACGGCACCCCCACCACACGCATCATCAAGCGGTCCGATCCCCGTCGAATAGACGTGTTGAAAGCCCGTCGCGTTCTTGATGATGCGTTGCTTGTGGCGAGTCTCGAACTCCTCGAAGAAGAACGATCGGTTCTCGTCCTCGAACGTCACCTCGCGGATCCGATCGAGCGCGCGCTGCGTCACATCGTACGCCTCGATCGGCTTGCCCGCGTTGTACAGATCCTGCGCCTGCTTGTGTGCCTGCGCGAAGACCGATCGCTTGCAAAAGTCGGCGAGCGCTTCGCGGATGTACGCGTGCTCCGTCACGTAGGTGATCGACGTGATGGCGTCGATCTCATTCGAGTAGCTCGTGACGTTCTCAGGCTCGACGAAACGCAGCGCATCGCGCAACGGCACGTCGGTCATGCGCACCATGTACTTCTGCCAATACGCGTTCATCGTCGTCCAGACCCAGCCAAGCGGACGAGTCGTGAAGTACGACGCATCGACGTGCTTGAACGCACGTACTGCGAAGCCTTCGTCTAACATCGCGAGACGTGCGATCGATCGCTGGAACGCGACGTCGAAAGGGAAAGCTGCCGACACGAGCGGTCTATACCCGATGGTACTTCTTCAGCGAGACCGAGCACGCCTCACGTGCTCGGGAGCCTGCGCGATCTTGCCAAGGCGCAGCGCGATCACATCGAAGCCCTCACGCTCGTTCAGACGCTTCGCGCACGAAGCCGCACGCGGGCAAGCAGGACACCACTTCGAGAACGGATGATAGCCGCCAGAAAGGTTGATCTGCGCTTCACAGAGATCGGTGCGCCCATTCACGAGGTAGTCGCGCCGCACCGCCTCGTTGCCACTGTTGACGGAGATGAGTTCACGCTCGAACTGAGTGTCCATGAGCTTCTTCTGCGCGCTCTCCCACGACATGCGCTGGACCATCGTATGGTAGCGTGTGAGCAGCGCTTCGCTCGCCATCGACTGCAAGCTCGGGCGCGCACGAGACCCACGACCTACGCGCACGACACGGAAGCGGAGCCACATGAAGAGCTTCGGCTGCTCGACATGGTGCTCTCGACACCACCGGAGGAACGAGGATGCAGCGTTCCACGCGCCGCGTGACCGCGTGTAGCCGCCGAGACCTCCTGCAAGGCGATCAAACTCATCGAGTACTTCTTGCACCGTGGTCTCCTTCTCGTTCATCTCCGCGTGCATGCTTCCTCCTCAGAGACTGACAACCTGCGTGCCGATGCGTGTCTCGGCGAAGATCCGACGCCCCGCGGCGTGACGCTTCAGCGTCTCGGTGCCGTGGTTGTCGTGGAAGTCATAGATGAGCCCGACGCTCTTGCCTTCGCACGCAGTGAGCGGGCGGAAGTACGACTGCATCATCTGCACGCTGGCGTCGCCGCCCGCGGCGTAGATGAGCGCGCTCGCCCGCGGAAGATCGACGCCTTCACCGATCACGCTCGTGCCGATTAGCACGTAGCCCTCGCCATCTGCGAAGCGCTTCACGGCTGCACTTGTGAGAGCACCTTCGCCTCCCTTCACGACGACGCTCTCAGGGATCATCTGCCCGAGCAAGTCGGCGTGCGCGCGACGCTTCACGAGCACGATCGTCGGGATTCCGTTCTGATTTCCGATCGCGTGCGCGATCTGCGCAACGCGTGCGTTGCGACCCTCGTGCTTCACGATGCCGTCCTCGTAGGCTTCATCCCACGAGGTACCAGGCATCAACCGCGCGCCTGGTACTGGAGCGAACACGATGCGCGGAGGTGCGAGGTAGCCTCCGCTAACGAGTTCTTTGATCTCGATCTTGCGCAGCACCTGCGAGCACACTGCGGCCATCGCGAGATCGTCTCCCGCAGTGCGAAAGTGCGTACCCGTGAACATGAGCCGGTAGTACGCCTCGGACGCAAGTTCGGAGATGCGATGATATGTCTCTGCCGCAGCGTGATGGAACTCGTCGATCACAAGCACGAGGCGCGTCTTCCACCACGCATCAGGTTGCTTCGCCGCACTCGATGCCGTCGCGACGACAATCGGCTTCGTGATGTCCTTCTCGCTCGGCTTCGCGTCACCATCAAGCCTCGCCACAAAGTCAGGGCTCCACATCTTGCAAAAGACCTCGTAGGTCTGCCTCACGATCTGCAAGCTAGGCGCGACATAGACAGTTGGCAGTGCGATCGTGTCGATGGCGCGCGCAGCCATGAGCGTTTTGCCGGAGCGAGGTGGAGCGTCGATCACACCTGTGCCGTACGTGATGATGCGCTTGTGCACTTCGTCTTGGTACGGACGCCACGCCGCACGCACGCTCCACCACGGGATGTTGTCTTCAGGACGGACGCGAATGTCGTGAAGCTCGCACGGCACGCCGTGATGCTTCGCGAGTGCGAGCACGTACGGCGTCAAGCCGGCAGGTACACGGTTGTCAGAACGCACGAGCGAGCCCCACGGCATCCCCTCGTGGATGAAGACTTCGCCGAAGCGAGTCTCACGAGCGCGACGTTCCGCTGCGTCGTTCGTCGGCGCGAGTGGGATCGCTAGCTGCCGGCGGATCGCCGCGATGAAGCTCAACGGCGCACCGTGGATCTCGCTAAACGCGTTGCCTCGCCAGACTTGCACGATCGTCGATCTACCCGATGCTCGTGACGAGCCGATCAACTTCGCGCAGAATGCACCTTGCCCCGCACGTTCGGTTCGTCGTCGCCCTGCGCCTCGTCGTCGTTGGGTATCGCATCCTCCCCGGACGTGCGGGGCTTCTTCATCATGGAGACCTCCGCCTCAGCCCACGCCTTCACGAAAGCGATCCGATCCTTCGTCGGGAGGTCGCGGTAGCTCGCGTCTGGATCCTTCAACATCTTGCGCGTGTGCTTCGTGAGTGCGCGCTTCGCGCGCTGAAGCCACTCGTCCGCGAAGAACGACTCCGTGGATCCTTCGCCGCGCTCCGGGTGAGTGCTCACGAGCCCGCCGAGCTTGTAGACTGGGATGGACGAGCGCCACGAGATCATCCCGTGGACTTCGATCCAACCATGGTCGCGTAGCTGCGCGATATGCCGTCGGATGCTGCGGTCGCTGTAGTCGAGGAAGTCGGCGATCTCCGCTTGCGAGAGTGAGCACACGAGATGTCCGCTTGCGTAGAGTTCGGCGAGCCGTCCTCCACGAAGGCCACGATCATCACGACATACGTGCCGACGCAACACGTCGTAGACCGCGAGCGCCTCCGCGCCGATGATGCGAGGAACGCCCATGTCTACCGAAAGAAAGAAGTGGGGCACGTAGAACCCGAGGTCGGCCATGTCGTGCTCTATACACGATGAAAAGTCGGTCGTGCTGGTCCGGTCGCAAGGGCGGGGCCCTTCGATCTCGGTTTCCTTTCTTTGGGAAGAGAAGATCCGAACGTAGTGAGGATCTTCTCTTCTTTCCGTAGGACAAATTTGTCCGGGGGGTGCGGACAAATTTGTCCGGGGGTCAGGATGCACGCTCAATTTGCGAACGCGACTGCGAGAGCCACGGCTGCCCCGGTCGCCACGAGCGCGCCGACCGCGAACCACAACGGCGGGCTTTCGTACCATTCGCGCGTTGCGCTCCTCCGGCTGCGCTCGATCTCCGCGACGAGTTCGGAGATGCGGTCGCGCAAGAGCCCCTCGCGCAGTGTGAGTCTTCGTGCGCCATCAATTGCCCGGTGAACGGCGCACGGTCTCCCTGCCGGAGCAGGATGGGCTCAGGCAGTTGCACTGACGGAATTGCGTCTTGCGCGTAAGCGGCCCTAGCAGGCGCTAGGACGGCCGCGAGCACGAGGAGCATGGGGGTAGCCACTGCTTCACGGAACGCCTCCACGGGGCCTCTCCGTGGCGGGAATCGGCCCTTCTGAACCCTAGCGCCGCCCCGCGTCTCTTAGCCGGCGGTTGAAGTCGCGGATGAACGCATCCGCGGCTTCGGGACCTCCCTCGCGCGCGGCTTCGTACTTCAGCCGTTGCGCTGCATCGAACGCCGCGATCTCCGCGGCGTGCTCGCGCTCAATCCGAGCGAGTTCTGCTCGTGCGTGTTGCGTTGCCGCGTCGAGACGATCCGCGATCGCGCGCTCTCCAGGACCAGCGTCGATGTCGGTCACGATTGGTAACGGACTCGGAGGCGTGCAGCCGCGCCCGATGAAGAACGCGATCACGACCGCGAGCACGAGCACCGCGACACCGCCGACGACGGCGAGCGCCACGGTGAAGCCTTCACGTGTTGGAGTCTTGTAACCCATCACGTCACCAGTTCTCCGCAACACACGAGGTGTCCGCGCTCGCCATCAATGGCGCGCCGCGGTGCCGTCGTAGGCGGCCTCTTCAAGGTGGTTGCCCCGGTACGGATTCTCGCCGCGAAGTCACGCGACGAGCATGCCTGCGCCGTAGATGGCCCACGGCAGCAGAATCCACACGAGCAGCGCTGCGATCCACGTCCACGCGAGCAGCACGAGCGCGAGCATGAACGCCGCGAGGCAGTTCGCCTCGAACTGCTCGACGTGGATTCGTTCGTGGAAGAGCGTGCGCGCGATCGACGCTTCAGAGTGAGCACCGTTCAACAAGATCCCGTGCCCGATGCACGTGCCTCCCCACTTCACGTACCACGTGCGCACGGGCCACGAGCCCGGTGCGAAGCGAGTCGTGAGCGAGCCATCGATCCATTCGAGATGCGAGCCCCACACGACGCGCACGAAGAGCACCACGAGCCAGCCGACGAGATCATTCGGCAACGTGGCGACGTAGAGGCAGTAGCGGGTCCAGGGCTTCAGCACGATCCCTCCTCCAGGTCACCGTCTCGCGTTTCCACATTCGAGCGTCGCGTCGGCGTGTTGCTCGACCCTCCGAGACGATGCGCCCAATCGGCGAAGAATCCACCCATGCGGTCACCGAACGTGATGATGAACTTACGGATCGTCTTCACGGTGAGTTCGTACGCAACCATCGTGAGCGCGCCGAGCCCCGCGCCGGAGATCACGCGATTCGTGATCGTACTACTGACGCCATCGAAGAGCGGCACGTCCACGACGATGGCGAACACCGCTGCGCACACGAAGATCGGATGGTACGCCTTCGTGACGTAGTAGACGCCTCGCCAGCCTTGATCGCCGCCCTTCGCTGCGATCAGTTTCTGCACCATCTCGCCGATCGCGCCCACGACGAGCATGATCGCGAGGTACGAGATGATGACGAGCGTGTTGTGGTCGAGCGCGAGCGACATGACGAGACCTCCGAGATACCTGCGATCGTAGCAGGCACTTCGGAGGTCTCCGAAAGCGCGATGATCAGGTGTAGGCGTTCACAAAGTTCAGGTTTTGGCTCAATCCGTCGAGATCATCGTCCGGCTTGTAGCCACGAATCGCCGTCGCACCAGTCTTGCGAATGTCCGCGTTGCTCCGGTTCCCGGAGCAGACACCGCCGCCCATGTTGCTGAAGAAGATGAAGTCGAACCCAGCGCCAGAGTTGTGCAGGAACGAGTTGTTCGACACGACCCATCTGAGACCTGCGTTGACGAGCGTCATGCCGAGGTTGTTGTTGCTCGGGCCGCCGCGCATCTGGTTACCGTTGATGATCGGTCCTTGGTTCGGAGCAGAGCCGAGGAAGTGGATCGCGTAGTTGCCGTTCCCCTCGAACGAGTTCGACTCGATCATCATCCGCTCGCACACGGAGCCGCTCGGGACGTAGATGCACGCGCTCGTCGTCTGCGCGTAGTTCCATCGCGCGAAGTGGTTGCGCGTGATCCTCACGTCATCGCAGTTGTTGATCCACACCGCAGCATCAGTCGTCGAGCGGCCAGAGATGTTGGTGCCGTCGAACTCGTCACCACGCATCGTACAGCCGTCGATCGTGACGTCGTTCACGTTCACGAGGCGCACGCCGCGCGTGCGCGAGCCGCCGACCCACTTGTGGATGAGGCAGTCGCTGATGCGCACGTGCGCACCCCAGCCGCCTGACGTCGCACTGACCTGGATCGCGGTGAAGGTTTCGGATCCTCCACCGTGCGCCGAGAAGACGTTCTCGCAGTCGCGCACGAACGCACCTGAGATGTTGTGCAACCGTACGCCGCCCGCATCGACCGACTGCGATCCCCATCGACAGTTCTCGATCACGTGGCTCTGCGTGCCGGTCGTCGTGCTCTCGATGTTGATGGCCCAGCCGGTGCCCGACGTGCCGCCTTGCCCGCCGTTCACCGGGTGTGTGCCGTTGTTGACGCCGCTGAAGAACTGGCAGTCGCGCACGCGCCAGCCGAACGCTTCCCCCGAGAGGTGCGTGCGTGCGTCGATCGCGTTTTCGTTGATGCCGTAGCTGAACTGGCAGCCTTCGATCGTGATGTACTGCGAGCTTCGCCCGTCGATCAACGAAACCGACAAGTTGTAGGGGCTACCCTCGCGTCCGACGAACGTGCAGTCACGGATCGTGAAGCCAACCGCGACGTTTCGCGTCGTCGGCGTACCATCTTGCGTGAGCCTCACGTGCGCGGCTTCGACGCGGCAGTTCTCCAATACGCCGCCCGTGTAGCGAGGCGCAGCGATGCCGCCGAGATCGCCCACGTCGTAGAACTGCAAGCGTCCGCGGATGACACAGTTGCGCACGACGCTGCGGCGCGCGAAGCCCGTCGAGAGCACGTAGCCGGCATCGAGAGCTGGTGAGGCAGGCGCCGTGCTCATGCGCAGGTCGCAGTCGTGCGCTTCGATGAAGCCGGTCGCTGCGAACATGCCACGCCCATTCGCCGTCGTGCCGGTCCAGGCGACATCGAGCCCACGAAGCACGAGGTTGCCCCCGCCGGAGCCCGCCACGCTCAGTCCGTACTCGTTCGCGTTGAGGCCCGCGCCGTTGATCGTGATGCGCGGCCGACCGAAGACGCCGTTGTTCGCCGTCGTCAGCGTCTGTCCGCTGCGAATCGTGATCGTGCACGGCTGTAGGCCCGACTGCACGTTCTTCATCGACGTGATCGTGTAGCCGTTGCCGGAGAGCCCGCCGTGCACGACGATCTCGATCCGCTCAGGCTTCGTCGTCATCGCTGCGATGTGATCGAGTGCCGCTTCGAGTCCGCTTGTTCCGTTGAAGTCGCCGAACGTCGTGACGCCATCTCCGACGGTGTACGTCACGACGTCGATCGAGCGCAGCGTCTTCGTCTGCTCGGATGGGAGCGATCCCATCGGATCGAATGGCTTGTAGATGCGTGAGAACCAGTCGAACACGCCCGAGTCATTCGGGCCCTTCAGGTCTTGGATCTGGCGCATGAGCGCGCGTATCGCGCTGCGCAGTCCGAAGCGCCCCACGTTCGAGGCACTGCGCGACGCCGAACGGTCGAAGTCTTCGACGCCGCCCGCGCTCGACTGCGTTGCACGCGAGTAGGGCGCCGAGCCCTCGAAGAGGAAACGGCGCAGGTCGGTGATGTTGCCTGCGGTCACCGTGCCGCCGGCCCATGTCACCGTTGCGAGCGGAATCCATTCGCCGCCGCTCGGCGCACCTGAGACAAATTGGATCTGCCATCCGCTCACGTGGCGCGTGTCCGTGATCGCGACGTACTCGCTTGCGGTGCCGTTGTCCCAGAACGCACGGTTGTCGCTCACGCCGTCGGTGTACCTGAAGCGCATCTCGACGGTGTACGAGCCGTTCGGCTGCCCAGCGAAGTCGAGGATCTGTTGCGTTGGCCCTTCGTTCAGGAACGACGAATCGCGATCACCGATCAGTTGCCCGTGGTCGAGCCCTGCGATCGTCTGCTCGCCACCAATCGCCGCGCCGCGCGCTTGCCCAGGAGGCTGGAGACGCACTCGCACGCGAGTGGTAGCGGGCGATTCAGGCTCGACTGCAAAGCCGCGCACGATGTAGCTCTCTTCGCCAGAGAGCAGCGTGCGCAGTGTCCGCCTGAACTCCCCGAGCGTCAGGAAGGACACGGCGGTGATGTCGGGAATGTCTACGCGCTCACTCGGCGCCCATCGTACGAGTCGCATCTTGTTCTCCTCACACGAGCGTCGTGGTCACCACGACGCGCACGCCTGCGGCGCGCACTTGATCAAGAAGACACCGAACGATGGCGCTCGGGTCAGAGAAGTAGGGGAAGTAGTCGCCATCGGCAGGATAGCGATCCGTCTCGTCGGTTGCGAGGTAGTGAGCCGTGAACTCGCCTGCATCGACGATCACGTCCTCGCCTCCCACGTAGACGCGTTGCACAGTGCCAGTACCTGCGGTGTACGCGTTGAGGATGGGCGTTGCGGGATCGACGACGAGCTGCCCCGTGTCGTTGACGTAGAGCACGGTCACGATCTCGTTCGTCAGTCCATCGACTAGCTGCACGCTGTACGGACCAAGCAGCGGAAACGACCCGCTCGTGACGGGGCTGATCGTCGGATCGCCGGGCAACACGTTCTGCGCGAGCAACTCCGCCGGAGCCGTGGCGAGAAGATCGAGTACGGGGCCAACGCGCGTGCCAGCGTAGATGTTCGGCGCGATCACCGGGTCACGCTCGCCACGCAGCACGACGTCGTTCCGGTAGTAGATGCCGCGCACCTCGTTCGGCTGGAACGCAAGCGTGACAGTTGTACCTCCACCGTCGATCTGCGCAGGCCACGCGCCGTTCAGGAAGAAACGCCCACGCAGACTGCTCGCCGTTGGGATACGCACTTCTACGAAGACTACGTTCGGATGCGTGATTGGCTCCTCGTAGACGATGTAGTCATTGACGCCGGGGAAGACATCGAGCACGCGCTTGAAAGCGTCGATCGGTTGGTTCGGCAAGTACGCCATCACTTGGATGAGCGAGCGCCACGTCTCCTCGTCGAGGCCGGCGCACTTGTGCAGACCGAGGTTGCGTCCGATCACGTCGAGGTCTTCACCGCGAGCCGTGCCGACGAAGAGACCACGGCGTACGAGATCGACTGCCGTGCGGTTGCGGGTGAGGTCGTAGACCAGCGTACCGGGAGGATGGAGCGCAGGTGTCGTCGTGCGGACGCCACGCGAAAGCGTCGTGAAGCTCGTGAGTGTGCGCCCGGTCGCGAGGATGATCTCGCCGCCAACGAGCACCAACGCGACGTTGGTGCCATCGACTTCTTCGCCGAAGCGGATCGTGCTCGCGACGTTCATGACGCCCGTTTCGTCGATCGCGAGAGGCGTCGTGAGTTCGGTGATGGCTTGGCCGGCGAGACGGTTCGCCTCGCCGATCATGGCGTCGAGCAACGCTTTCCAGAGTCCGCTCGGACGCATCACAAACCTCCAAGCAGCATGCGGCGACCCGTCGCCCACACACGTGCAAAGCCAACGCGCACGCGATGAACTTTCAACTCCTCGGCGAACGGCTGAAAGTCGAGTGCATCTTCAAGAACGGCACTATTGACTGAGTTCGTCACGCGCACGTGGTAGATGCCCTGCGCGAGCGCAGGCGTGCCAACGAACGCACGCGTCGTCGTGAGGTCGTAGCGCGCATCGAACATGTAGCAGGTACCCACGACGGTGTACGGACCGCCGCTCGGGCCGATGAGCACTTCGACGGTGAGCGGATCCTCGAACTCCGTGCCGATGATTTCGATCACGTCACCGCCGAGCACATCTACGAGTTGCCCACCGTTCGGTGAAGGGCCTTCGGGCGAGATCACGGCGTCGATCGTCGGCGCCGAGACGGCGGCATCACCTACACCACCCCACGGGTTGCCGTCGATCCCGCCCCAATCTCCTACACCCCAACCGTAGATGGGCATCTCGTCTCCTCTTCAGCGATCAGCCTTTCGGACTTTCGCCGCCATCGCTCTCCGTTGCGCGCTGCTCGTGACACGTGCGCAACCTGCGTCGCACGATCCCCTTGCTCGCGTCGATCTCGATGACATCGAACTTGCCGTTCTCCTCGTACATCGAGCGTACCTGCGCGAGCACGATCTGAAGTTCCGTATGCCGAAGCTGCGCCAGCGTCTGCGCGCTCGTCACGCGTTCGCTCGCAAGTGCGATCTGTTGCGTGATGCTACCGTCGAGCGGCACCTCCGAAGGCCCGCTCTCAGGTGCTTTCACGTGATTCTTCCGCAGCACTCGTCCCATGGTGTTCTCCTCCGTCGTCGTTCTGCTCCGTCAGTCGGGAGCGATGAAGCCGAAGTGTACCGCGAGCGCGCGAAGAAGCTGCTCCTTCTCAGGAGGCGTGAGTTCGTCCCACCTCTTGTGGGCGAAGCGTGAGCGGATGTTTTCCGCGCTCTTCACGACCGCGCGCGCAGTGCGAGCCTGCTGCTGCGCCGCGGAGAGAGCTTCATCCTTCGATCGGATCACCATCGCTCACTGCTCCTTCGGAATGATGCGCCAACGATCGTAGGGGAGCGCACGCAGATCATTCGTGCCGGCAGGCACGGTCACGCGGAAGAGGTACGCAAAGAGCACGTACGGTCCATCGCGCGTGAACTCATAGCTCATGTCCACGCCATCTTGGATGTGCTCGTCCACGAAGAGCGCAAGCTCGCCGTCCTTCTTCACGAACACGAGGAAGCCGAAGATGAGCGTGGGGTACTCGCGCACGGGGATCGGCACCGTTTCGTCGGGCATGTCGTAGACGGTGCCATCGTACGTGACTTCGCCACCGTGCACGAAGATGGCTCCGTTGAGCATCTCGACCGCCAGATCCATGTAGTGCACGCGAGGATTCGCGAACGTCGTCAGAGTCTGTTCCATCGGATTAGCTCGTGTGGCTTGCGAAACGTTGCAGGCTCCAATCACCAGCGACTGCGACCTGCACGATCGCCGATCCGTTCCACTGGAAGTGGCGCACGCGGCACGAGTTCGCGCTGAACGTGTCCACGGTCGCCCATCGTGCCGTCGTGTTCGTCGTACCACCAGCCGTCGTGATGATGGCTTGTGTGAACGCAGACGTCGCCGCGTTGTGGAACGTGACGATCGCTGCCGCAGGCGTACCTCCATCGGACGCCACCGAGGCGATGCCGAAGCGGTCGTCGATGCCGAATGCGAACGCCTTCAGCCACGCCGACGGGACGTTCTTCGCGTAGAGCGCATTCGTTTCTGGCGCAGACGTACCAGCGATCTGTCCGTTCCAGAACTTCAGATGCGCAGTAGTGCTGCTCGACCCGGTGAAGTGCGCGACGAGCGTGCCCGTGCTGGAGACAGCCATCTGACCAGCGCTCAAGCGGTAGATGCCGGTGTCCGTGTCGCCAGTGAACGAGTAGGTCGGCGCAGTGACCGATCCGACTGGACCGATGAACGGCAGCGTGCTCGTGACTTGTGTCGTGCTGATCGAGAAACGCAGCGTGCTCGACGTCGAAAAGCCGAGCGTGTTCGCTGCGCTGCGGTACATGCCCGACGTGACTTCGCCGTTGAACGAGTAGGTCGGAGCACTCGCAGTGCCGAAGCCTTGAAGGAACGGTACCGCTCCGATGATAGACGCATCCGTGACGGTGATCCTCGTAACCCCGTTTGTTGCGATGGCGACTTGGTTCTTCACCGGATTGAACATGCCGTCCGTCGAGTCTTCGATGAACGAGTAGGTCGGAGCGGTAGCGCTGCCGCTCATCGCTCGCATCTGACCGGTGCCGGACGCCACGGAGAGGCGAGTCGTGTTTGCATCCTTCAGCACGAAGAGGCGCTTCGCACCGGTGCCGCTCGCAAGCGGCTGTATGACGTTGACGATGAACGCATCGAAGCCCGCAGTGCCGGTGTTCGAGAGCGAGGGGAAGAACTGGATCCCCTCCATGATGCCGGAGCCTGCGCTTTGCACACCAGCGAAGCGCGCGAACTCCGTACCTCCGTGCGCGAGCGCGGTCGCGGTGTTGTAGAAGATGCCCGTGCCGGTGTCCGACGCGAACGTGAGTGACGGCGCTGCGGCAGATCCGTTCGCCGCGATCAAGCGATTGATGAACCCATCGCGCCATGCCGCGGTCGTCAAGCCGAGGTCGTGAGTGTTGTTGGTGGACGGAATCACGTCGGTCGCCGCAACCACCCGCCCGCTCGCTGTACCCTGCACCGCGAAGCGCAACGAGCCTCCTCGGCGCACATCGAGGAGATGCTTATTTCCCGAGCCAGTCGCGCTCTCGGAGATGTCGATCTCCAGACCCGCGTAGCCCGCAGTGCCGGACTGCTGGATGGTGCCTTCGACACGGACGAGCTTCTGTACGCCGGAAGCTGCGGCGAGGTTGTGCTGGTTGTTGAGCGTGACACCGATGGAGTCGACGCCGTTCGTCACCTTTCCACGCAGCAGCAGCGCTTGGTTGTCCACTCCAGACTGAATCGCTGCATCACTAGACGTGGCAGTGAAGGCGCCGTTGTTCAGCCGCCAACGCTCTTGCGCGCCAGCGACGAAGCCGACGATGCCTGCGGTTGGCATGTAGAAGCCTGCCGTGGAGAAGCCATCGTCGAACGCGATCGAAGGCTTCGCCGCCGTGCCGGTGTGGAAGATCGATTGATGATTGGTTCCATCGAAGAGGAAGCGCACGATGAGCGAACCGCCAGCACCGACTGCGATCGTGTCCGCGGCGGGGCGCCAGAATCCCGTGTCCTCGTCGCCGATGAAGCCGATACTCGGATGGGTGAGAGAGCCGCTTGGCAAGAGGGTCTTCGGGTTCGTGCCGGTGACGTTGCGCCACCGCATCACCTCTACGCCGTCTACGCTCACACCCATGCGATCGGCGCCCGCGTTGAAGAAGCCGTTGTCGCCGAAGACACCCCACCGGATCGACGGTGCCCCTGCGGAGCCATCGGTCATCACCTCAACAACGTCAGCGCGCAGCGTCGTTGCCTCGAAGATGTTCGCGTAGGCGATGTTCCATCGTTGCGTCGGAGCGCCAAGGTTGCGCGTGTTCGTCGCGTCGGGAAGCCAGTGCGTCGAGAGGATGCTATTCGTCGCCGAGAAACGCGCACGTTCGGCGCCGTTCGTGGAGAGCGCGATCACGCCTGCGCTCGGACGGAAGATGCCCGTCGTCTGATCGCCCTCGAATGAGAGCGAGGGGTTCCCTGCGGTGCCGGGTTGGATGATCGCGCGAGGTACGCCTGCGACACCCGTGAGCAGCAACGGGCGTACGCCCTCCGCGTAGAAGGCGAGCCCACCATCCAACGTCATGCCCGTCGTCGTCGCGCTCGCGAACGAGTAGTGCGGCGCAGCGTCGGGGGCTGTACCAGTCTGCATCCGAATCTGCGGTCGATTGGTACCCGAGGTCGTGAAGCGTGCGACCTCGTTACCATCACTAGCGATCGCGATCGCACCTCCGACGGGATGGAAGACGCCCGTGTCGGGGTCGTTCTGGAAGACGAGCGAAGGTGAGGCGGCGGAGCCATCAGGCAGTTCGGGTTTTGCCGTCGCGCCGTTGAACCGGAAGATGGTTGTGCCACCTTGCTGAACGGCGAACACGCCGCCCCCAAGCTCGATCGTTGGCACGCGATCGAATGCGGTCTGAAGCCCGCCGATCATGTAGCCGTGGGTGTCGATGCTCTCGACCTCGCGAGCCGTCGCCCATCCGCGTACGGGATCGACCTCCGTCGTCTCGCCCGCCGCCGGTTGCCTCCACGCGAACGGCGCCGCTCGCAGGATGAACGCGATCTGAATGTCGGACGCGTCGAGAATCGTGCGCGCCGCATCGACGTACGTCCGCAGACGCACACGGTAGCTGCCTGGCACGTCCGCCGTGAAGCTCGGCGCCGGCGCGAACGGAGCAGCGATCACTGCTGCACTCCCGATGGGACGGTCGAGCAGCTCCCAATGCCAACCGAGCACTCCCGTGTTGTTGAAGTTCGAGAGCGCGACGGTGCCCGCCGTGATCTGAAGCGGACCGGGGAGAGAGTTGAAGCGGATCGATGCTGCCACGTGGACCTCAGATCAGCGAGATGTCGTTCGCGGCGATTCGCGCTACTTGGTTTTCGAGCAGCACTTGATTGACGGGCGGCGACGAGCCCGTGAGGCTCGTGATCTGGAAGTCGCGCATACCGGTCACGTTCATCGCGACTTCGACGATCTGCGCAACGATCACGTCCTCGCCGATGTTCAGCCCGTTGATGTAGTTCTGGATCGCCGTCGAGACCTGCGCTGCAACCGTGATCGTGTTGAAGCCGTCATCGACCGCGATGCCGGCATTCAGCGTCTGCGGCACTGTCTGCGGCGGAAGCACCTGCACCATCACACCGGCTGCGCGGATGCCGGGGTACGTGAGAGGGACGTTCGGATCGCCATCCATGATCCGCTGCACCTCGCGCACGAGGCGCGTGTAGAATCGATACTTCGCGCGCACTTCATCTCCAGGCGCGAGCCCGGTTGGGTAGCTCGCCGTCGTGAACGTGATCTGCCCAGTCGCGGGGTTCAGCACGTAGTCGATGCCACGCACCTGCGCGACGGTGTTCACTTCCAAGACGAACGAGCCATCGTCTCGGATCGGCTTCTCCGTCGTGAAGACGCGTCGCTCGCCACCGAGCGCCGAAGCCACGATCACGTCGTAGTTCAAGATGTACGTCGAGCCGTCGAACGTGTCCGTGTTACCAGTACCATCGTCGATGTAAAGTTGAACGTAGCCGTTCTGAAACGGATTCTCAAACACCTTCGCGAAAAGCACGCGCGCACCATCGGTGAGCCGTGCATTCTTCGCCGTCGCTTCGAGCGCTGCGACGGTGCCTCGCGAGAGCGAGCGCACGAACGCTTTGATGCGCGCGCGAAAGTCCGCGTCGCTTTCACGGTCCTGCCCGTTCGTCACCGCGGTCGGGTTCGTCACCGCGGTCACACCAGCGATGCGCGAGAGTAGCCGCACGATCATGTTCGCATCCACGTTGCCGCGCGTACCGGCTTCGACAGCGGTCACGGGAATCGGCGCGCTTTGCGTGTTGCCAGCGAGGATGGAGCCGGGCGCCGTGGTGCGGTAGCGAATCACACCCGCTGCATCGGCAGCGCCGACGATCGTTCCAGATGGAATCGGGATCGTGCCTACGATGCCGGGGCGCGAGAAGACCACGGTCGTGCTCGCGTAGAGCGCTTGGCGTCGAGTGACGGTGCCTGGCTGAATCTCGCGAGCGCGTGCATCGAGGTCTGAGCCCGTCGCGCGATCGACCGAGAAGAGTTCGCGAAGGCGCGCAAGCTGGAAGTACGCCTCCGCGATCTCGTCTGCCGTCGCGGCGAGCACGTGGTAGACGGCAGAGTTCCTCGTGAGCCCGGCGAGCGACGAGCGCGCCACAACACGAGCGACCATGTCGCGAAGGATCTCGACGCGGTTACGAGTGCGAAAGACGGGCATCAGGATCCTCCTGAGACGCGCCCAATCGGACGCACGAGCGAGACGGCGGTGCGACGCGACACGAGACGTGCGGTCATGTTTTGCGAGAGCACGTCGCCATCAAGCAAGACCTCCGACGATTCGATCGCTTCGATGCGCGGGTCGGAGAGGATGGCTTCACGGAAGTTGAGAGCTGCGAGAATCACGTGGTTCAGCGTTCCCTTCGTCCCGACGCTGCGACGCACACCGATGTCAGGCAAGTAGACCGTCGAGCCGCGCTCCGTTTCGACGGTGATGAGCGTACCCTGCACCACGTTCGGGATGCCTCCGACAGTCTCGGCGTCGAGCGCACCATGCGCAACATCCACCTTCAGGTCGAAGATGCCCGTGCGGTCGTAGAGGTCCATGTCGATCGCGAGGTCACGACCGTAGAGCAACACGTCGGCGGGCAAGTAGCCGGAGCCGACGACGGCGCCCGTGTCGCGGTCACCTGCGTCAGCGACAGGGATCAACACCTCGTCGCCCGGTCCAAGCGTTCCTGCGCCGCCTGCCTCGGTGAAGTAGGGCGGCGCGAGGTCGTTGATCACGATGATCAGTTCGGGTGGCACTCCATAGCGTTCGGCGAGGCTGCGCAGCGAGTCGGTGCGCGTGACGGTCACGCTGATCACTGCGCTGTAGTTGCCGAGGCTCAGGCCAGCATCACCTTCGCTCCCGTACGCGACGCGCGTACGTGTTCCGGCAGTCGCACCAGCAGTACCATCGAGCACGTCACGCTGCGTGATGCGTCGTTCGCCAGCGAACGCGCTCTCGATCGTGCGCACGCGGTTGTTCCAGTTCTGCTCGAAGCGATCGTGCCACGCGCAGATGCGCTCGAAGCTCGATTCGAGCTTGCGCATGTTGCGCGCCGCGTTCGCCGTTTCGTCAAGCGGTGCGAGAAGTGCAGCTTGCTCGAAGTCATCGGCGAGTTGTTCGAGCTGCGCGCAGACGTTCACTGCGAACTGGAACGGGATGTTGATGAAGCCTGCGCCCGTGCGGAGGAAGTTCGAGACTGCATTGATCACGCTGCCTGCGTTCAGCATCACTGCTTGCAGGTTGCCGAACACGCCGCGTTGCACGTCATTCGTGAGGAAGACGTTCAAGTCGGCGAAGAAGCCGCGCGCATCGTTCAGTGCCTTGCTGATGTCACGCAACGCATCCTTGAATGCGTTTGTCTCGCTCGACACGGTACGAGGTGCAAGCACGTCATCGACGACGCCGACCGCCGCGAGCGAGATGCGGTAGTCGTAGTGCACGCGCGTACTCTTCGCGTCGCGCGGCGTGGAGAACGAGCGTGGTACGACGATCCAGTGATCATCTTCACGCAGCGAGTGAAAGCGCATCTGCGTACGAGGTCCCTGGATGGGATCCTGCTTCAGCGCGTAGTAGCGACGGAAGAGGTTGCGAAGCAAGCGGAAGTGCTCGTTACCGGAGATGGGGTTGCCGCCCGCCTGCGCGCCCTGGTAGCTGCTCGCGCGCTTCTTCGTGAGGCCGAACGTGCCCTCGATCGTGATCTCGCGGATGATGGAACCGAACTCCTCGGTCACGACGGAGTTGCCCTGCGTCGGCGTGATCGTGAGCGCATGCGGCTCGTCGAGCGTGTAGAGGCGCGGCGCGATGGGAAAGACGAACGTCTCGATCGCGCGCTGAGGTTCGGAGAGTTCGACCAGCTCGAAGACGTAGCCCTGCCTGAACCCGAACTCGACGTCAGAAAGCGATGTCGGAGTCGCGCTCGGATCAACACGACCTATGGTGAATGTCTCGGCCATCGCTGGCGAGTATAGCCCGCCGCGTACGAGCGCCCCAAGGTACCGATCACGACTTCTTCGTGCGCGCGAGATCCGAAAGCGCGGCGTCGAGATCGGTCTTCGCTTGCATCAACTTGCCCTGAAGTCCGGTGCCGGGTGTCTGGTACGCCGCGAGAACAGATGCGACTGTGAGTGCTCCGTTCGGAGGTGCCGGAGTCGCCGTGGCGAGCGCACTCGCGAATGCATCGATCGCGTCGATCGCACCCTTCAGTGCTGCGACTTGATCGTCGCCGAGCGGGATGCGCTGATCTGCGTTCTCGCCGAGATCGACCTTCACCTGCGAGCCGTCCTTCCACACTTCGAGCACGTCGGCACCGTCCATCTCCACCGTGAAGCGCTTTGAGTTCTTCACGCGGAAGCGAATCTGTCCGACGCTGGCGTTCGCGGTTTCGTCCACCGGGTCGTCGGTCGCGCCGACGGTCGAGATGAGCACATCGCCCTGCCCGTTGATCCGAAGCTCACTGCCCGCGTGCGAGATGAAGTATTCGTTCCGCCGTGGCGAGCCTTGCCGGTAGTCGCCTTCTTTCCACCCGAGCGATGCATCGGTGTCGTTCACGGAACCGATCACGCGCCGTCGGTTCTGGTCGTGCGAGAGCGCGCCGGTGATGAGCGGGCGATCGGGATCGCGCTCCATGAACTCGACCACGACGAGATCGCCATCGAGGTCGGAGTAGAGCGGTGCTTCGCCTTGCGAGGTGCCGCGCGATGAGCGCGTCGTGAAGTTCACCTCCGCACCCGTCGAGATCACGCGAGTGCTCGGACGCGGAATCCACGGCGCCCACGCGTTGTTGAGCCCGTGATTCATCTGCTTCACCGGCACACGCGCGAGGCGGAAGTTCGCACGTACGAGCAGTACATCACATTCGACTGCGACACCACTGCGGTTCTCATCCTCGTCGGTGACGTAGGTGTTCAGCACGATCGCGCGGTACGGCACGTCGGTCGCCATCTGCATCGGCGTCACGAACGCGCTTGGCCTCGCATCGAGGCCAGACTGGATCACCGCGCCTGAGCGCGTGCGCACTGGTCGGTTGCGTTTCACGGTCGCCTTCCTCCCCGCGTCGTCGGCGGCAGTGGTTCCTCGGCACCGGGGCCCACGAGCGACGTTAGATCGACCGTGGGATTGTCGCCGGTCGTCGGACGGTCGGGAGACGTGAGTCGGTTGCGCGGATCAAGCATGAGCGCATCCACGAGGATCTCGTTCTTCACCGCGCCACGGATCTCGTCGATCGTCACGTCGGTGTCTTCTGCGTCTTCGGGGGGCGAGACCATGCCTATGTCGCTCGCGCCGCCCGTGCGATCGACCGCGTGGACACCCGCACGGGCGGCGCCCGTGTCGGTCTCGACCACAACGGCGTCCCGCTGGACCACGTTCCCGCCCTCCGAAGGGGCCTCCAAGGCGTCTTCGGGCGGGATCGGTACGTCAGGGTCCCCCGCAGGCTGCGGAGCCGTGTCGGGGCTGCTGGAGCCCTCCGCGCCGGTATTCGGCACCGTGCCTGCGACCTCGACGTCAGAAAGGGTCGAAAGGTCCACGCCCCGGTAGTACGCGTAGACGCGATCGAGGAAGTTGTCGGCCTCGCGTTGCCCGCGCGTGACGGTGAGCGTCGTTTCGCCTTCCTGCGGGTATTGGTAGCCGTGCTCGACGCCTTCGATGTAGTAGCTCCACACCGAGCCGTCGGCACGTGTTTCGCGGAGCCTCATGCCGATGCGTGCATCGGGACGCATGCGAGAAAGCGTGATGGTTCCGCTGAACTGGTATGGTGCGACCGCATACCAATCGTGCACGAGCCTACACCAGCGGATCGCGTACTGGATGAAACTTGGGTCGCCCTTCTTGCCCGCAGGTAGTTCGAGGTACTTCGACTGCTGCGCGTAACGTCGCACGCCATGCTTGCGCATCGAGTCGAGGTTGTAGATCGGGATACCGCCGGGTAGGCCGTTGCCCTGCTGCATGAGCGCTTGTGTCTCGGTCGGCCCAGTGCTTACGCCGTTCGGCACGACCTCCCACCAGTTGAAGCGTGATGCGCCGCCGTCGCCTTGCACGATGCGACGGCGCTTCACGTCGCCTGGTCCGATCTCGATGGTGCGCAGCGCGTTCCATCGGCGCGTACTCTTGATCGTCGGAAACGGTCGCTCGCGCAAGTAGAACGTCGGGCGCAGCGCGTCGAGACGATCAGCGCCATCTTCGAGGTCAGGGTCGATTCCGAGATCAACCCACATCTCGTTCAGCAAGTTGTGGCTGTATTCTTGAAGTACATCCCACAACGATCGACCCATGAGCGGATCTGGCGAGAGCAGCGTTGGATCGTTCGCGAGCCTTCCCCGCAGTCCGTCGGAGATGTTACCGAAGTTGATCCAGTCGAAGAGGTAGCGCGCGCCCGTAGGTCCGCCACGCAGCGACGAAGGAAGCATCCATTGCTTTTCGGCCGTGCCACTGTTGCCGAGCCACATCTGCACGAGCCCACGCACGACTTCGTTCGGCGAGCCGAGCGGGAGCGAAAGATCCGCTGCCATCGCCGAATAGCTGACGTACTGCGGAATCGGAGGCCCATTCGCGGGCCAGAAGTTCACGAAGAGTTCGAGATGGTCAAAGCACTTGCCAAAGTCGCGCCCACTGACCGTGTAGGTCACGACCTGCGCACCATCGGGTCCGCGCGAGACCTCTTCCGTGATCGAGTCCACGAGCCCGATCATCAGGTCGTAAACCGACCCATTGATGCGCACCTGCACGCGGACCCACACGTCTTCGGGATCGGCATACTGCGAGAGCAGCGGCGGCTGACCAGGCGGCACCTTGATCGAAAGCGACCAGGTACCCGCGGCATCGCCGAACTGCTTGTGCGTGCTCGCGGCAACGATGTAACCGAAACCACGTCGTCCTTCACCGACGACGCCATCGAAGCCTTCGTCGGAATGGAACGACGCGAGCACACGCGTGTGCTCAGCGAACGGTCCTGCACCAGTGAGCGGGCGAAGCCCCATACGTCACCGCCCAGCCGTGATGTTGACCTCATCGAGCACAATCACGCGCGTCGTCGTCTCGACACGCGCAGCACCTCCACCTGGAAGCGGAATGTCGGCTGCGTCGGTCGATTCGGCGCCTGCGAACCCTCGACGTGCGGCCCCTCGATCGATCGCACGAGCGGCCTCTTGCCGGAGAGAGCGCACCGTCTCGCCCTCAGGATCGGCGCCTGCGAACTCCAGCACGGATGCCGCCGACTCGTTTAGCGCCCACGAGGCAGCGTCAAGTGCATCCATCGCAAGATCACCAGCGCTCATCGGAGCGCCGTTCTCGCCCGTCGGCAGTCCGACTGCATCCGAGATGGCGCGCCGTAGTTGATCGGGTAGGCCCGAGATCACTTCGGAGAGTCGCGACATGGCGTGTTCGAGCATGCCCATCACGCCACCCTCCTGGAATGCGTTGAAGAGCCCTCGCACCTCTCGCATGACGCCCTGCGCGAAGCCCTGCACCATCGGTTGGAAGAAGCGGATCATCTGAAGTTCGAGACCGCGATACTGCGCGACCGTGCCCGCCATGCCGGCGCCGATGCCCGCGCGGTTCGCTTCGTAGCCTGCTTCCATCTGCGCGGTGCCGAGTGGGCCGCTGATCTGCGAGCGCTGGCGCGCAAGGAAGTCTTGCACGAGCGCGTCACCGTCGCCCGTCGCGCCGGTCATGTTCGCGAGGTCGTCGTCGCTCATGTTCGCAAGTTGGTGCGCTTGCTCGCGCGAGATGTTGATCCCCAAGCGCTGGAACTGCGTGCGCAGCATGGTCTCGAAGCCACGCGTGCCGCGGAAGCGCGAGAGCGATCCCATCACCGCGCGAAACGCCTCGACGGGGTTGCTTTCGATCGCGCGCGCCGCGGTCTCGTAGTCCTCGCCGTGCGTCGTCATGCGATGTCGAATCGCGAGCGCGGACATGGCACTCTCGCGGTCGGCTGCGCCCGCAAAGCCGCTCGTGATCGACTGCGCCGCCTGCACGCCGGCTTCGCCGGCGAAAGCCCCTCCCATCAGTCCGAGTCCGCGCATGAGCGAAAGCGTCTCGCTCACGTTCAGCATGATGCCTTGTGAACGCATCTGCGTGACGCTTGCGCCGATCTGCTGGAGCGCCTCACCGATCCGCGCCTCACGGAGACCTGCCGAGATCCCGGCCGCGACACCTTCGGTGATGATCGTGCTCGCCTGCTCTTCCGCGTCGAGATCCACACCTCCCGTACCTGCGAGCACAGAGTTCACGAGCGCCCCGGAGGCTCCGAGGTCGATGCCTCCGAACGTCTGCATGCGCAGCGCGTCCGGTGCGATGCTGCGCAGCAAGTGCCCACGGACACCACCACTCTGCGCAAGCTGCGCCAGCATACCAGGCAGCTCGGTCGGGCCGATACCAAGGCGCACGCCCGTACCTGCGAGCCCGCTGTAGTCCCCGATGCCAGTCGCGCCGAACGCGCGCGTGCGAGCGATCTGCTGCGCGGCGAACGACTGGTAGAAGTTCATCGCGCCGCCGACCGCACCAGCGAAGGCGGGACCGATGACCGGGATCGCGGAGAGCATCTGCGGCAGGAAGCCCTCGCGGTACGGCATCTGCCCCGCGAGTTGGTTGCCACGCATCATGACGTGCGCGCCGAGTGTGCCTGCGAACGAGCCCTGCGCGCTGCCTGCGCGCGTCTGGTCGCGCATGCGTCGCTCTTCCTCGCGGCGCCTTCGGTCGTCCTCACGAGCGCGCGTCGAAGCTCGACGAGCTTGCTCGTCGAGCAGCTTGCCGAGCTTCGTCTGCTGTTCGACCATCTTCATGAGCGCAGCGGTCGAACGCTCCATGCTTTTCTCGAAGGCTTCGGCGACCTTCGGGTTGAGCGCTCGCTCCATCGTCGGAGCGAGCTGCCGGAGACCGCGATCGTCTACGCCGATCTCCAGTACGGTGCGATGTCGCGTCTCCGGCATGCTTCAGCCTCGCTTCACGGTCACGGGTCGTCTTGGTAGATCGCGAAGAGGGTCCGTCTCCATCAACTCGATCGCGTCGAACTCGGGGTCGCCCGTGAGGTGCGGGCCTGCGAGAGCTTCTGCTTCTTCGCCACGGATCTCCTTCACCTCAGGAGGTCGCTCGATGCCTGCACGGTCCTCCGCTGCGCGTTTGATGCGTTCAGCCTTCTCCGCCCTGAGCGCCTCGACGAGCAGCACTTGCCGAAGCGCTTCGTGCAGAGTCAGTCCGGTGAACCGTTCGTCGCTCGACGGGAGCCTGAAGGTCTCCATCCACATCGCTTCGATCAGGAGCGGAGTGCTCGTCCGAAGCCTCTCGCGCATCTGCTGAAGCGTTGGAATCCGGCTCGCCGCGAAATCGACGGGCGTACGCCGTCGCCTCCGAGTAAAGCGCCACGATGGGCGTCACGTCGTAGAACTCCAGCGGCTTCCACCACTTCGGAAGCCGCTCGCCCTTGTCGCCCTTCTGGATCGTGACGTCGAGGTACGCGATCATCTCGGCCAGCATGATCGCGTTCGTGTCGTTCACGACCGAAACCGGAAGGAGCAGCGACTTGCGACGCCCGATTTCGATCTCGTCCTTCATCGTGGGCACCTTGAAGACGAAGGCGCCCTGGTAGTGGATGCCGCGCTTGTCGGTGCAGTCGATCTTCAGTGTCGTGATCGGCGGAAGCTCTTCACCCGTAGGCTCGGAAGCTTCGCGCTCG